GCTTGAGCTTTATCCATTAGTTTTCTTGCGGATTCAGAAGCTATTCTTGCAGCGCTTTCCATGGATTCAGCCAAGTTAACAATAGCTTCACAGGTAACAAGAGAAGAGTATTCCTCTTCAGCTGCACCCATGGCAGCAGCTTCTCTTTCCGCTTCATTTCTTCCAACTCTAGAAGACTTGTATTTCTTTTTATATCTGCCTTCTACAATTTTATAATTTGCTCTTGCCATTCCGGCAAATCTTGCAGCTCTACCGTAGACGTTGGATGATTTAGCCACCAACGACGCCAATGCATCTAAGCCCATATCAATGGTATCACCATCTGGTATCTCAATAAAATACTTGGAATAATTTGATTTTTCTCCATAAGCTAAAACAACTTCTTGAATTTGCGGACCTAAAAATTCAGATAAAAGATCCTGAAGTTTTTCTATGCTTTGATTGTTCACTTGCTTTCCTTCTTCTTTTTATGTTTGTCTACGTTTAAAGATTTTGCCAAGTCAGGATCAGACTCTTTGACTAAGTCAATAAGCTTATCCTTTATTTTTGTCAAATGTTCTCTAACTGTATTGGGATGTTCATTAATTTTTTGAGATATTTCACTAGACCTTTTACCGTCTACATATCTCCATTTTATCAGCTGTCTCTCCTGTATTGTCAACTGATCAAATGGTGGAAAAGTTTTTTCGCCTAGCACCCAAAATTCATCTATCGCATCTGTTGATAACATTTGCTCTAAACTATACTCTACGGGCTCTGCTTTAAAACCTACTTGATTTTCTTCCCCCTCATTATCGGATGATTCGTCGGGGGCAAGTGGAAATGTTTTTCTTCCTAGTTGATCTATCAAAAATGTGTCTACATTTTTCTTTAACAGATAAAAGAAATAACTGTACAAAAAACCACTGAATGGAATAGGACCTTTGGCGGAATCTTTTCTCTCATATCTAGTTATGCATTGGAAGAATGTAGTGTTAACAGTCTGTCTGATGTCTTCTTCTTCTCCGTATCTCCTGGCCATGTACTGTATGCCACGCATTACTTCGGTAACTACCTTAAACCCGGATGTATTCAATTTATTCTTCATTAGCGCAAAGCGCACATAGGGATCTTTTACAAATAAAGAAATAAATCTTCTTATGTCATAATCTCCTACATTGTATCTACCATGATACAACAAAGCTACGTACTTTGACAAGAAATTGTTAAATACTTTTAACAGCTCCTCCTGTGCCTCGGAAGAACCGGGCTTTAGCTTTAGCTATGAGATCTTGCATCTCGTTTTCTTCAAGAGAATAATATTGTTCCTTATAGGATGCCATTTATTTACCTTCCCAATATAATATACTATTAGAATATTTTGTTTTTATATCTTCATAAAATAATATTGTTGGAACTTCCAACTCTTCCATAAAAGTTTTTGCGTCCTTTGAATACTTGCTTATTATGCATGTCATCTTTGCAAATTCTTTTGGATAATATCTTTTAAATCTTTTTAGTTTTATTTTACTCTTGTCATCAAGGTAGCCTTTTATTTCTACCCACTCACCAGAGTTTGACAAATAGAAATCTGGAGTGTATCCTTTAGTTCCGCCTTTTTATCGGAAAGCTAAAAACAACTGGTTCGAATTCAAATTCTATTTTGTACAAATTAAGTACTCTAATAAAATTTGCTTCCCAACTAGAACGCACGTTTATCTCTATGTCTTTTCTAAAACCGCTTTTTGTATTCTTGTATGCATTGCCTTTTTTTGCTACGGGCTTTTCATCTTGTTCTATAATTTGTGTGTCTATTTTTTTCTTAGAAAGATCTTTTAGGTTTGGATGCTTCTTCAATTTCGATCTGGAAAAAAAATATTGTTCTGACTTGACAACCTCTGTGTCCATTGTGCTATCCTTTTCATGTCAACAAGTATTATAACATTATACTTTAAACAAAAATAAAAAACAAACCATTCCTACTATTTTTGTAGGATTTACCAAGAAAGGTCATCATGACTATTACACTCCAGACACTCATCAACAGCGCTCAGCAGACAGTCAACGAGAACGTCGTTGCCTACTTTGAGTCCACTGGCATGACCCAGGCAGAAGCTCTTGAGCTTCTTGAGAAGGTTGATGCAGCTGAGGCTTCTAACTAATAATTAATACTTAATATTTAAAACCCCCCTTTCTCAATGAGATTGGGGGGTTTTTTAATGCCTAAGCTCTTGCTGCTTTTTTATTTCTAAATACTCCCGTTGGACACGCACCCGTCTTTGCGTGCTCACAGTAACTACAAACTCTATAGTTATTTGTAGGAGAGAATGATTGATCTTGAATGATCTCATTTATACTATTAACTAATTTAATTTTTACATTCTCAATATCTTCCTGAGAGAATGTGTGACCCTTAATTCTGCCAGACCTAAGGTAATGCAGTTCAGCCTGTACCTCTTTGTCAGGGAACATCAGAGAGGCTGCTAGGGCGTATATGCCCAGCTGTAGGTTATTTGGTACTTCCTTTTGAGAAACTTCCCATTTACCAGTCTTATAGTCAATAATCTTAACCATATCGTCATACAGGTCTATTCTATCTATATAGCCCATTATATGATAGTTGGCAACTATAAAGCTAAAGCCACATTCTTTTTCATATACATCAAAAGTAGTGTCCGCATATATATCATAAAACTCATCTATGATTTCTTTTCCAACTGATATTAGTTCATCAGATATTTTTTTATCCGGATCATACTCAGCATAATGCTCATCAAATTTAACAAGCATCTGTTCGTGATCCAGGTTTGAATCTTTAGATATACTGTCTTCTAATACTGCGTGAACTATATTTCCGTAATACAGCTGGCTCACTGAAGAACCTAGGTTCTTTTTTGATGTAACTATAAAAATACCTAGAAGGACATTGCTTATAGGTGTCTATCCTAGAATAGGAAAAATCTACTATCGCTAATTTTTGAAGCTCATCGAGATCTTCATATTTTTTAATCTGTATCGGCATTGTTTCCTTCTAGTTCGGGGTCGTAGATTAGTCTTCCATTTTCGTCGTACTCTCTACCTAGTTCATCTATTGTGTGACCATTATTCTTGTTTAAAAAAGAACCCTCTCCCACTGGAACCCATCCACTGGTGCCTATTTCCATATGGTCGTCTTCATTGTATGGCCACATCTTGATCCCCTACCTTAACTTTACACTCTGTAAAAGAGTCCATATTTAAATAGTAATTTAATACTGTATATAAGTCATTTAGCTCTTGTCTTGTAGCATGAATACCTACAACGCCAGATATGATAAAAAACTTATCGTCACTGAAGTGAACAGGGTTTGCATATTCGACTAAGGTAACGTTATTCTTTTTTATTCTTCCTGTTTCTTCTCTCATTAGTCCTCATCAATAATTGTTATTGGATTCCATGTAGGATCATCCATTTTCTCGCGCATGTCAGCAACGTATGAGTCCCAGTCTCTTTCATCTTCTGACTTTTGTTCATACTTTACTTGACCCTTAAATGGATTAGATTTAAATCTAGTCATAATAATACGACCTTCTTGTGTCTTCCATCTAAGTATTCCATTTCTGCAATCACAGAAGTCTTCTGGGTGAACATCTATCTTACCCTTGGGGTCAAATCGACCACTACACTTATTGCACTTAGTGTACCTACCTTTGTCTGCACATCTTGAGCAGGACGTGCAGTAGCGCCAACAATCTTTGTTAGCTGGGTTTTCATAACTGCCATCTGCGGCCATTTATTTCTCCAATTCAATTAAAGAGTTAACTAGTGGGATTATCTTACTTGATGATAACGTATTAAACTTATACACAAATTTATGCTTATCATCTTTTACCTCAATGAAGACACTGTTATTGCCTTTATGCTCATTAATTATATCATAAATCTTTTTAAAAGTTAAGCTTGACAAATTATTGTCAACTGTAAATATGATTGGTTTTCCTCCAGAAAATGTTTTAGCTTCAATCTTTTCTGAAGAGTTATAAAATATCTTTACAGTAGAGTTGTCTTCTTCCGTTTCTTTATTTAAGAATCCATTTATAATTACAATTTCACCAGAGGCTAAATAATCATCTGGTATATCTTTTGCACTCTTGGGGAAAACTATAACTTCAACAGAAGAAGATATATCTTCTAGATTAAACTTAAACATTTTCTGACCTTTTTTGGTCATCATCTTTTTAAAAGAAGTTATGATTCCACCTATCTTTACGGCAGTACCAGCTTGTGAATCCTGAAGATCAATTATCTCATGAGTTGTTTTATTTTTAATCACATCCCAGATGCCAAGTACTGGGTGATTAGTTACATATATCCCAAGTTCTTCTTTTTCTTTTTCTAAAATATTTAATTCAACTCTTCTAGAAGTTTCTATTTCTACATCGCCAATTAATTCATCAAAAGCACCGGCATAAACTAGGTGTTCAAGTGTTGACTTCTTGAATATTGTAGGGTCAGCTCTTCTATAGAAATCTTGAAGACTTGTATAGAGATTGTTTTTATCTCTACAATTAATAACAGCTTCCGCTATTGAGTTACCTATTCCGCTAACAGCAGACAGACCAAAGATTATTGAATTTTCATTTAACACTTCAAAATCTATTTCTGAATAATTAATTGAAGGAGGAAGTACCTCTATATTCATACGTCTACAGTCTGATAGGTAAAGAGATTGTTTATCTTTGTTTCCCACTACAGAGCTCATCAAAGCAGCCATATATTCAA